CATTCATAGTTTCTTTAGTGAATTGATGAACAAATGATGTTGCATTACCTTGGGCTGCGTCAATCATAATATTGCCATCTTCATCAACACCAAATCTAGTTCTAAGAATGTTGTTATAGCCATCAAGATTTCTTGGGTTATAACCATACTTCTTACACCATTCCTTATATTCATCATACATCAAATCACTTGGGGTCTTACCTTTAACAATATGGCACTTATTAATCCAAGCATTAACGGTAGTCTTGGTTGGAAGATAGTGAGTTTGAATTTCACTAATTTGCTTACCAATTTCAGTTTCAGGAAGGAAATAACCAGTGCTATTATATTCATCAATGCCTTGGAAAGCTTCTACACTATGTTCCAATACACCATTGATATATTCAAAGTCTTGTTCTGTTGGCTTATTGGTTCTTTCAATGTTAAATTCAAAGAATCTACGCATAGATGTTTCGTCATAAACAATATCAAACAAGTGATAATTTGCTGCCGAGATTGGAGTATAACGAATATTAATCTTGTTCTGTTCTTGACCACCAAGAATACGAACATCCATTACATCACCGGTGATACTAGCCTTAATAGCATTTAGTGTATTAACATCCAACTTAGCATCAGCTAATGCACTTTGATTACCTTGTGAAAGTTCATCAAAGAACAATACAAAGTTATTACAGAACTTCTTATATTCTCTACCTTGGTCAGCAAAGATTTCAAGACCACCTTGGGCAAAGAAAGCCTTAAATTCACTAAGGAAACGCTTAATAAATTCACTCTTACCAAAGCCGGTTGTACCGAAGAAATTTAGCCATATATGGTGACGAACAGGTTGATTCCAAATCTTTCTCTTTAAGCACCACATCCATTGCTTCATCAAAGTTCTAAAGATTTCCTTGGATTCCTTAATATTCCAATAATCATAAACATCATCTAAGAACTTGTCTAAGACAGCTACCTTAGTTGGGTCATATTTGATATGGTCTTGAATAATACCAACAGCTTTATATTCACCTTGCTTTAACAAGTTATCCAAAGTAGCTTTGATTGTTCCTACAAGATAACCTGGTCCACCATTATCCTTATCATTCATTTCAATTAACCAATTTGTAAGGTTGTTGTTATCGGCATTAACCCAAGTATCACCTTTACCATATTCAATTTGCTTACCATTATTAGAAATTCTAAACATTGAATTTGGGTCATTTATTTGGTTTGTAATCCAATCACTAATAGCTGACTTACTCTTGGTTTGTGGAACTGTAAACTTAGAATGTAACCAATTTGTAAATTCTGCACCACTTGCATAATCCATACCAATGTTATCCATAGCATTTGTATAAGCAAGATATAATTGTGTTTCAGTTAAGTATCTATTGTTTCGTACAGACTTAATCTTATTATTATTGTTTAATTCGTAATTCTTATTGAACCAGCTATTCAATGATGTTTCAATTTGTTTATCCATGTATTTATCCTCTTATAAAGAAAGGGTTGGTCTAGCTGCAACCTTAGACCAACCCAATAGGAGTAATGAATACAATGGATTTAAATTCTCTTATCTGGTTAATCAACTAGTTGCAGTAATTGATTTATTTATGTAAACAAATATAGAACATTAATTTGACTTGTTTGAAATTTGTTGAAATATTTCACAAATTAAACTTTCTTATTCATTGTTCTCATTTGTATATTGTATATATAACAATTTCCTGCTAGAAATTTCAAATTTGTGAAGATTAAGTTTAGAAATGAACTTTATGGTCAATTCCCCTTATAATCCCCTTATATTATTATTTATTTAATGGGTGGGTAGCACCCACCCCTAATATTTATCAATTTCACCACTTATAGAATTGTGGTTGAGTAATAACTATACCACTATATATTGTGGTGTACTATTTCTAGATTAATTTGAAGAAATATTTCACAAGAATTATATATACTATATAGAATATTACTACATTTGTAGGTACAATGGAACAAGGAGCAAACATGAATATGAATGAATTATTAGATAAAGATGAAGATTTGAAACTGGCCTTCTATGAAGAGTTACAACAAAGAGAACCCGATGATAATCACTTAGCAGAACTCTTGAAACAAAGAAGAGTTAATTATGCTAAGATTAGAATAGAACTTGATTCACACAATCCAAGTGTATTAGAAAGAGCTATGATTAGAGATATAGAAAGAGAGCTAGATGTAGCACCAAGTATGGAGAATGTATATTTAAAGTAATGGCTGACCAACCTATCAACCATTCAATTCACATCAATAACCTATGGAAGCCTGTTGCTAATATGTAGCTCAGGCTTTCTTTATAAATAAGATAAAGAGGTTAATTATGAGTTATATGTTAGAAGAATTACAAAGAAGATTAAATTCACTTACAGAAGAACGTAAGAAACAAATTGAAGTTCTAGCAACCAAATCACTTGAACCAAGTAAGATTAGGGAAATGTCTGTAAGTGAAAGAAAGTATTACTTTCGTGTAAGAAGTAGAATTACTAATTATGACAAAGAAAGTGAAATCCTTTATGATATGGAGTAAATTATGATAATATCAGCATTTATATTAGGATTTATTGTTGGTACTGGTTTCGGCTTGTGTATGATTATATTTAAATAATGGAGTATTTCAAATGATAACAGTTGTAGGTTCCAAAGATAAGAAGTTTAATTACATTGACTCTATTAGAAAGCCATTCTATTGTGAGAGTGACCCAATGAATTTCTATTACAATGAATATTGTGGTCACTTATATAACTTAGCACACATTGATGAAATGGGTGAAGATGGCTTTATTGGTCTTGAACATTATCGTAGAACATTTGCTAAAGATGGTATGCCTTTAGATGGTGATAAGATTAGAAGTATCTTGAAAGACAATGATATTATTGTTAAAGAGAAACACGGCCCTTATGGAAATCATACAAATCTAAGTGTATTGTCTGGCTGTTCTCGTCACCACCTTAACTATATGAATGAAGCTATATATGCTTTGAATATGTTTCCTGAACTAAATAAACAAGCCTATGATACAACCCACTATGGGTGTAATATGTTCATTACTACACCGGATAAATATAAAGCTATGATAAGTGATGCAAAGCATTACATAGATGAATTATTGAAGTTCAGTAAGCAACAATCAATGATTAGCTATTTCTGTGAAACAATTATTACACCATACCTAATTACCAAATACAATAAGAACATTTACATCGGAGAAGTTATATATGAAAGCCCTATTGTCAATAATGGATAATGCTAGAGGTAATGAGATAGCCGAAGAAATGAAGTCTAAGTTTAAAGACTTTGAAATCATTGAATTTAGGCATGATGGTAAGCTATTTGAATATCCTGGTATTAAGAAAGCAGCAGAACTTTCTATTGAAACCAATGAACCAATCTTGTATCTTCACACAAAGGGTGCTGGAAATAATAATACAGCACAACCTTGGGTAAGAAGTCAATGGTATTTGTGGTGGAACAAGCCTTGGTATAATAAATGGCACGATGGAATGATAGCCATAATGACTGGCCCTACTGGTCAAACTTGGTTCAATAGCTTTATCATTTATCCCGATGTAGCTAAGATTATCCTAGACAAGATGGTAATAAGTGATGATAGATATTATTATGAGGAATTACCGAATAAGCTAGGAATTGAAGCACATAGTTTGTTCAAGAATGTAGAGCCAACGGCAATATCTAATTATTTGAATGAAGCAAGACTAAGAGAGGTTATGAATGGCTAACAAAGTAAATGTAAACAAGGATATTAAAGAAGATATAAACGAACTAAAGATAATGGTTGAAATATTGAAGCGACAAATTGCTAATTTGGAAGCTAGATTACAACCTCAGCCATTATATACTGCAGAAGAATATTTAGAGATTGCGAGGGCTAGAAATGAAACTAAGCGAATGGCTAACAAATAAATTCACACACATAACATTTGATAAGCAAATTGGAACTATCGTAGTACCAGATATTAATATTGACTTGACCGTTGGTTTAATATCAACATCAAGCAAAGAAGAATTTGCTAAACTATGTTTCCATTATGCCCCTTTAGGAACAATCATTGATGAAATAGATAATGATTGGTACGAAGGCAAGGTATTAGCAGTAAGGAATTTATTAGCAAAGAAAGTAATAACAGAACCTAAGTATAAGTATTACTTAGATATATTGGAACGTAGAGATAAAGATAGATGGTCTAGGGAACAGAAACAAATGAAACTAGAACATACCGACAATAGTTTATCAGTAACATTTGATATTGTATGAGATTCAAATTATCAAGATGGCAAAGTGATTTCATAGTTAATAACTTTGACGATGATTTGCGTATTGCAGTCACCGGTATTTCGGCTGGTAAGTCATTTGCACTATCTATTTGGATAGTGTTACAATGTCTTAAATACCAAGGAACTAGAGGTATTATAATAGCCCAAACCCACCAAGCATTACAATTAGTTCTCATGAGAGAAATAATGAATAGATGTTCTGAACTTGGTATTCTAGCAGAACATGTGGGAAAGGAAATTAGATTTCCAAATGGTTCAATATTATATGGCTTTAGTGCAGAGAACCCAAATGGTATATTGGGATTAACCGAAATTAACCTACTTGCTATGGATGAAGGTGCTTATTGTAATGAAGAAATTTACAACAATGCTAAAGACCGTATGCGTGGTAGTAAATATCCACCTAGAACTAGAATCATTTCTTCACCATCCAATACAAGAGTACAGAACTGGTTTAGTGCTTTGTGTAAGAAATATCCAGACAAAGTAATTCATGCTACTGCTTTAGATAATCCATTTACAAGTGATGAATTTAAGCAAGAATTAGCAGAGCGTTATGGAGAGGGAACTTTACTTTATAGACAACAGGTATTGGGTGAAATATTTGACGCAGATGTTGCTTCACAAATTGTAAATAGAAACGATTTCAAACCATTTAAAGGTAATAATGGAAATGAATATTATCTTGGAATGGACTGTTCCGGTATAGGTGCAGATAAGGATGTTATAATTGTAATTGACAAATATGGCATTGTAGAAATAGCTGAATTTAACCAAGCAGATATATTTAAGAAAGTCAATAAAGTTAATGAACTATATGACAAATATAAGTTTAAATGTGGCTATCTTGATAATACCGGTGGTTATGGTCAAGGCGTACTAGATTTGTGTAAGAATAAGCAATTACCAATAGAAGGGTTAAACTTTGCTAACAAGGCATTGAATGAAGAAACATATCCAAATGTCAGAACTGAAATGTACTTAGAAGCCGCTAAAGAAATTAAAGGTGGATTCTATGTAAATGATAATGTTAAGGAAGAATTTATTGCCCAAGAATTAACCATTAATAGCAAAGGTAAACCACAACTTGTACCAAAGATAGAAATTAAGGAAGTCTTAGGTCATTCACCGGACTACAGTGATGCAACAGCATTAGCCATATATGCTATGAATCACCAAAGCAAAGAAGATGATTATAGTAAGGCAGTTGATGAATATTTGTATTATATGAGTATTAGAGAGGGTTATGGTGACAATTCATCCTATTGATTGTAGTAAATGTAATGCTTTATGTTGTAAGGTAATGGGTAAGATATTACCTGAATATGACAGGGGCGATTGTGTTTGTAAATACTTAACCGAAGACAATAAATGTTCAATTTATGATGAAAGACCATTTATTTGTAATACGGTTAGGATTTATAATAAATACTATAAAGATAAGATTACTATTGAAGAATGGTATGAAATGAACAATAGAGCTTGTATGGAGTTAAGAAATGCGAGTAGCGAAGAAACCAGTCAAGATAAAGAAGAAAGTTACCCAAGACCTGAAGACTAAATTTCGTAGGTCTAAGCCTTGGAAAGACCTAAGATTAAAGGTTAGAAAGGAACAAAGGGTAGACCCAGTGACCCTTAAACCCCTTTCAGTAACATTTAACCTACACCACCTTGATTTAAACCCCGATAATTACACAGAAATAGGGCAAACAGACCATTTCGTAGGGTTAAATAGCCAGACCCACGATGTAGTGCATTTCTTCTTTGGAGACGGCCGTATACGCAAAGACTGGCGTTCTATGTTAGAAAGATTAGTTGCTATCTTAGAGCGAATGTCTGAATTAAATGACTAATTATTGTAAAGAGGTATATAATGATAACTGTCAAAGAAATTATAGTAGAAGCAGCCACAAGAGTTAATCTTGCTCCACAGAGAAACCCATATCCAAAGGTGGTTGAGAATGGTTATAGGCTATTAAAGGGTATTGTAAACAAGTACAATTATGACAACTTATTGAGTTGGACACAGAATAGTATAATTATTCCTAAAGCTGAATTTATTCACATTTATGATAATAATGATGTTCTAAAGGGTGCTAATAACCTATACTTTGATAATGCAGATGAACTAAATGCTTATCATTTGACCGCAGAAGATTATGCTAATAATGTTTGGGCTATATTGGTAGACCATCCTAATGTAGTTTATCAAGTAATGCCGGTTGCGACACAAGAAGGCACAGAATATACTTGGTATGGTGTTCCAGCTGTAGAACCATATCCACAGCGTTATCAAGAAATGAAACGATATGAAAGTATGGTTCACGTTCAAGTTAGGGATGTTGCTAAGATTAATAGTATCTATGTTGTATCAAATAGTGGAGAACCATATAAGGAACACTATAAGTTAGACTTTGTAAACCATACTGACTATGATAAGTTTGCTAATACAAACCCAGTATTTACCTATACACAGAAATCCGAAGGTGAATGGTTAATTGAAATTAAGCCTTGTATTGGTAATTATCAAAGATTGAAACTAACATATAATGAATCAATATCATTCCCACAAGATGAAGATACTGATTTGTTTATTCCAGATAATTATGTTGAATTACTAATTGTAGCTCTAGCACACAAATTAGCTTTGGAATTTCCAAGAATAGATGATGCACAAATGCAAAGACTTGAACAGGAAGTTAAAGTATTAGTAGATAATGTTAGAGTACCTAAAGTTGAAGATAGATTGTTACTTAGAAACGATTATTGGGATGGTAAAGGTACAATGACTCAGTATCAATTAATGAGTGGTTGGGGATTCTAATGTCTAATAAAGTTACAATTATACAGAACATTTGTGGAACAATTTCTAAGTCCAATGTAGCACGCATTGGTCTTGGTGAATCTGTTAATATGTTTGTGGAACAACAACAGAATGCCGAAGAGAAATCCACAAGTGTTATAATGCGTACAATACAAGGTGAAGTATTAGCTTCTAACATACAAGGTAGATGTAGAGGTATGTATCGTGTATCTAGGGGTTATGACAATAGACCAGTATTGTATGCCGTATATGGTAATAGCTTATATTTAATTAATAGTGATAATTCCGTTAATAGAATTGCTACAATTAATTCAGTTGGTACCGAATGCCACATGTGCGAAACGGGTGGTTATGGTTCGGCTCACCCACATTTGATTATTGTAGATGGTACAAGTGTATATGCAGTTAATACTGGCTTATCATTGGGTGACCAACAACTTAACTTTAAACGAATTAAGTTACCATTGAGAGTGAATAGTAATAAAGCTATTAATCCAACTCATTGTGCTTATTTGTATGGTTACTTGATTGTTAATGACGTAGGTACTGATGCTTTCTATACAAGTTATCAATATCCATTTGAAATAGAAGATAGTGAACCAAGTAATTTCTATGAAGAAAGAAGTCAGTTTATTACTTGGTGGCTTACACTTGATGAAGCAACTCAATTAAGATATAAAGCCGGTGAAATAAATGACCAATACTATGAACAATATAAAGAATTTATTGATGGTAGTGCAGATGATACTCCAGAAGTAAATGACTTGTTTAGAGTTGATACTGTCCAATTTGCTAAGTATGGTTATATAACTTATAGTGAATGGTGCCCAGACAACACTATTGCTTTGTGTAGTAATGGTTCAAAGTTGTACACATTTGGTGAAAGAAGCTGGCAAGTATTTAGTTATAATGATGATATAAACAATCCATTTAGTTCACCAGACAATGCGGCAGGTAATATTGGTATTAAAGCCCCAAATAGTTTAGCTATGTTGGGTAATAGTGTATTATGGCTTGGAAGTTCAGATATTGGTGATAATGGAATATTCTTAATTAAAGATACACAAATTACTAGAGTATCTACACAAGATATTGAAAGGGAGATTACACAACTATCTGATATTGAAACAGCTTATTCAAGCATTTGGCAAGAACACCAACATACTTTCTATTCTTTAACATTTGAAACATCTAAGAAGACGTATGTTTATGATTTAACTGAAGACGCTTGGCATTACAGAGCAAGTTATGATACTAACAATAAATTAACTTATTGGAGATACAATCACGCAACATATTCTTATGGTAAGATTTATGTTGGTACAAATAATGCTTTGTGTTATATGGATGAGAATAAGTATACAGAGCATGACAATAAAGTAATTTATAAGATGAGAAGAGGTGGTGTATTAATTTCAAATAACTGTCCATTCTTCATTGATGAAATAAGATTGATAGCTAACCAAGGACAACATAGTTTCAATAACCAATATACTAATCTTGAAATTAATCCTAGAGTTTCATTTAGATTTAGCTGGGATGGTTCTACATTCTCGGATTATGAGGATGCTTATCTGGGTAAGATTGGTAATTATACTTATGATACAAGTTTATTTGGTCTTGGAATGGGTTCATATTTCACATTAGAAATTAGCTCTACAGAACCAATTCCATTAGCACTAGAGAATGTTATGATAAGTTATTCACCTTGTTCATTCATGAGGCCGATGTAATGAATAAAGCAGAAATTAAAGTTATAAGATATGATGAAAGCAATACCAACATAGAAGCCCTTAAAGGTCAATATGGTCAGTTGGGTGATGGTAAGGCTGTATTCACAATTATTAAGAATGTTCTATTCATAAACTTATTAAATGGTGCAAAGTATGATTCAGTCAAATTACCAATCGTATATGATGGTTTCATACAATGCAGTGATGGAAGTAGAATTGTAATAAAGGATAGTGTATTAACTTGTTCATTGAAAGACAATGTAAATGGGTTTGGACAACTTATATTAAAGAAATGGAATTAATCTAATTATTAGTGAGGTTTAAATATGGCATGGCCAGTAGTAGCAGCATTAGGAATATCCGCAGCATCTAACTTAATTTCTAGTGGTATTCAATCAAATGCAGCAGATAAAGCTGCAGAGAGAGAATTAAATGCTAGAAAGGCAGCTCAAGATGAATTAATGAGAATGAAGAATATGTCTTCTGGCGAGTATCAGAAATTACTTGATGATATTAGACAATACTATGCTGAAAGAGGAAGTTTAGGTAGCCCAGATGATGTAGCCGCATATAGAAATGCTATTGAGAATTATAATCCTAAAGCTATTAGAGCAGAATTTGAACAATCAACTGGAACACCATTTAGTTCTCAATATACAAAGACTAAGGAAGATTTCATTAATCCTTATTATAGTAGAATTATTGGTGATACAGCAAATTCAATTCAACATAGTGCCGCGGGTGCTGGTCTAGGTAGAGGAACTGGTGCCGCTTTGAATATTGCTAAAGGTGTAAGTGAGAAGTCTGATGAATTGTATAGAACTGCTATGCAAGATTATCAGAATGATAGAGATTTCGCTTATAAGCAATATCAAGACGCAATAGATAATACATATAAGAAACTTGATACATTACAAAGGGCAAATGAATATTCTATTGGTTTGCGTGGTGATTTGGCAAAGGATTACTACAATACAATGGATAGTAGACAAAGTGATTTAATGAAAGCACAGCAAGATAAGTTAAATGCTGAACAGAATTATGCTACAGCTATTGCTGGTCTATATTAATTGGAGGAATTATGGGAATTTATCAAAGAAATAATATTGACTATGGTAATATGTTAGCAAATATGCTTTCAAACGCCGAAAGAGGTGGAAAGATTAGAGCAGATAGAGCTAAAGCACAAGGGGATATTTGGTCTAAGTTTACTAAAGATACTGGTTCTTTAATTGGCAAAGGGTTGGATTACTACCAAGCATATAAAGAAGGAAACGCATTAGATGAAGAATTAGCCGCTAAAGAAGCAGAGAGAGATGCATTAATTCGTGAAGTAAGTAATCAAGAACAGGAATATTATAATCCAACCACATTTGACTATCAATCAAGAAATAACACAACTGCATTACCAAATCGTTCATATAGAGAACCAAATACAGATTGGTATGTTCCACTATTAAATGAATCTAATGAATATGAAATTGAAGATTTGTTAGCCGATGAAGAAGCTAAGAAGAAGAATCCTTATGCTTTGCCTGGTGACCCAAATGCTACACAATCAGATTATTTCAATTATATAATGGCTATGAATAATATGTTCGGAGGTCGTTAATGAATCTTGATAATTTAACACCAGAAGAAATTGCTTATCTTAGAGCTATGGCTTTCAAAGATAAAGACTATGCTACAACATTACAAAGGATGTTGGGTGTTGCCGATGATGGAATCTTTGGTAAGAAATCTACCAAGGCACTTCAAGATGAACTCGGAGTGAAAGCTGATGGTAAATTTGGTAAGAAATCAAAGCAAGCATTTAATACTTTGTTGGATGAACAACTAGCTGAAGCTGAAAGACACAATGCAGCTAAAGCAAGAGGTGATATTGAATGGACTAATGCTTTCCAGTTTGATAATCCAGAACCAGCTGAATATAATCGTAAGTTTGAATATCCAAGACTTGCTTTAGTTAATAAAGAAATTGAAGATTTGAAGAAACAAATTGCAGAGCGTAAAGCCAAACAAGCACCACAACCAAATACTAGGGTTGGTTGGGCTTCATATATTATTGATGGTGATAGAGGTTTGCTTGATAAATATGCTGATGCTGAAAGAGCTTGGAATCTTCAACAAGAATCACAAAGACACGCTGAAACTTTAGCTGACAAGCAACACGACAAACAAGCCATGTATCAAATGGATGAGAATATGAAACTTAGAAATGCTGCAGCTATTAAATATCAAGGGGCAGTAAATGCTTTGGAAGCCGCTAAAGCTACTAGAAAGCAAGTTGAAATTGATAAAGCACAAATGAACCTTGATTTAGCTAAGAATGAATTAGATTACTATAATAAGAGAGTTGGTTATAATGGAACAACTAAACCAGTTGAAGGTAATTCTGATAATAAAGTTGAAGGTGGAAGTGTTGATTATTTATTAGAGAACTCTAAAGGAATAAAGAGATTCAAGACTAGACAAGAGAAAGCAAATTATATCAAACAACTTAAAGCCTTAGACCCAGATGGTCAGAATACAGATATTGCTAGTGCTATAAATAGACTTAGTGGACTTGATACTGATGAAGATAAAGCCGAACGTAAGAAAGCCTGGGAAGTAGGAAATACACTTAAAGGCTACGATTTGCGTGAATGGGCTGATAAACCTGAGAATAAGAAATTGCTCAAAGAATTTGGTGCAATAGGTAAATATACAGGAGCATAATATGGGTGCATTTAAAGATAAGATTCTTGATGAATTATATAATAACAATTACCGTGATTTATATAATGTTATTGACCAACTTGAATCCGATGTTGAAGTTGCCAACTACTTATCTGATAGTCGCCAATATTATAATCAAACTCTTAATAATAAAGACTTGGAACAAATGCCTACATTTCGTAAGGCTTTGTACGATGATATAAAGACAGGTAAAGTTGATTATAATAAAGAATTTGGTAATGATTGGTACAATAACTTTGAAAGCATACCTACTGACCAAATTAAATTTGTGTCTGAGAAACAAGGTGTACCATTTAAAGAACTTGTAAATGATATGTCAAACAAAGCAACAGCTTTGCGTAGGAAAGATATTTCCGAAGGTAACTTTGAAACGGGTAACAAGGCTAAAGATTTGGCTAATGCTTTCTATGGTAAGTTCCTTGGACCAGTATTTGCTCGTAGACAGCAAGAAGCTATTGCTAGAGGTGAAGAACCTGAAGTTAGAGATTATGTAGGTGATGTTGGTGAACAAGCATTATATATGGCTCCGTGGGGTATTGCTACTAGATTAGCTAATGGTGGTAAACTTGCTAAAGGTGTTCTTAGCGGTGTATTAGGTAATGCTACCACACCACTTATCATGGAAGGTTATGATTCTAATGCTTATGGTGAAGATAATCCAAGAGGTAAATTTAGTGCTTGGGATGTTGGTTCTGGTACAGTAACTAATGCGATAGCACCTTGGACTATCAAAGGTCCGATGATGGGTCTTGGAAGATTATTAAACAATCCAAAGTTATATAGATATTGGGCTGAATTTGGTAACAAACCAACAACTAGAGAAGTTGCTGATGAACTTAACGCCCCATATGCTTCTTACACACCAAGTAAGTTGAATAGTCCTATTGCTACAAAGCAAGAAAGGGATGTTGCTAGAGAAATGGAAGCATTGAACACAAGTAATCCTGATGCTTATGCAGCATATAAGAATAATTCATATTATGATATAGCTAAGGAACAAGGGGCAACTTTACAAGATAAAGCTAATAATTACTTGAAGAAATTTAAAGGAAATTATAAATACATATTACCAGATGGTAATGTTATTGTTGCTGATAACATAAATGATTTGACTAATCAAATTATAAATTCAGGTTATAAATTACCTACTGAGTTACAATTTCCTAATGCTTTCAAGGGTAGACCTATTCCTACTATTTCTGATGAATTTGTTGCTAATTGGGATAAGACACCATTTACTACAACTGAAGGTTTAGCAAGTCTTAGGGATGCTGTTGAACAAGAAATGGCTAAGAACTGGGCAACTAATGAATATGGAAATTTCCAATATGAAGATAATGCCCCTATTGAAAGATTGCCATTCGGTTCAAGAATTGAAGCTAAGATGAGAGAAGCTGAACTTGAAGAACAAAGGAAAGACACTATTAGACAAATCATAAATAATTTAAGAAATAAATATCCTGAATTATATAGAGGAAGATAATGCGTTCATTTGATTTACATAATAGATATTACGATAACAATAACCAACCTTTGCGTGGTTGTGTTATGTTTATGGTAAAGAGTGGAAATACAGTTGCTCCAATATTTGATAAGAATGGTACGGCATTAGATAATCCACAACTTACTGATGTATATGGTAGAACACAACATCAAGTCTTTATTGTAGAAGATGTAACTGCATATTTCTACAAATATATTGGTAATGGTATTTGGTATAATCAAGGTGTTATTGACCCATCAGATACTGAACTATGGCAATTACAATATACAGTTGATAGTGAATTAAATGTTGATATTAACATTACATCTAGTTCACCACTTTCTGTATTAACAATGAATGATTTAAGAGCATTAGATGTTGATAGTGTTCCAGAAATTAATGGTAGTAAAGTTATTACTTTGCTTGGTTATAATGCTTTAGGTGATAAAGAACCAATTAATTATATTTGGAATAGTGAATCAATGTTAGAAGATAATGCTGGTTCAGTCATTTGTAATAATGTATTGCTTAAAGGTAGATGGATAATGGTACAACCTACTACTCATTGTGATAGTAGGCATTTCGGTATATTCCCAAGTAATTCCCATAATATGAATGACCAGACCTTTAACATTATAAAGTTATTTGAATATTGTAATTCTAAAGGTATTAATCCATTCTTTGACGCTAATGGTGATTATGTTTGGTATAAGTACACAAATATTGAACTTACAACAAATCAAATTGATATTTCCAAAGGTGTTCAATTCTTTGATGTTGGTAATTCTACAATTACAGCTGAATGGAGTAATGACCCACATTTCGTACAAAGAAATACTAATGTTGTAGCGAAGAATGTAAAGACAAGCTGGGATGCTAAGTCATATAGTGGTTATGCGAATGTAATCATTGATAAGTATAGTGAACAGAAGAATTTCCAAGACGCATATATTGACGCTCGTATGGTTCCTACTTATGGTTACAATTTCAACCATTGTACCTTTGCAGAGAATAGAAGTCTTGGTAGTAATAATGGTACCGATTATAATACTTTCTTTGATTGTACATTAACATCAAAGATGTTTATAGTTACAGGTGATAATGCTACAAATTTCGCTACTGGTCAAGCAAGTAATTGTGAAGCAAGACAAGAGGATTGGATTGAGAATGAAGATGCATTCTTCTATTATGTTCAACTTAGAATGACTAATGTACCAGATGCTAACTTTGATTATAAAGGTAGAACATCTAGTGTTAAGCCAGTAGTAAATTATGCTGGTAGAGTTATCACAAGTGATGTAATTAGACTTAACAATTACAATTATGTTGGTACAAGTTGTTCAATAGATAGATGTGACGCTTCTATACTTGAAATAAATAATTGTACGGGTAGATACAATTTAGCAAACTGGACAAATGATTGTACAATCATTATTAAGAATTGTCGTGACTTTATTATTACTGATGTATCAAATGGTGTTACACTTAGAATTGAATCTTCCGAAGTTTATCTTGAATCAAATAATAAGAAGATAAATGTTTCATTGAAGTATTCAACAATAAGTGGTGATAACAATACTATTTATAACTTTGAGAACTTTACATCGTATGATGGTATTATTTCTATAAACATTAAGGCTGCTAATTCAGTTGTTAAAGATTCACAAATTAATGGAACTTATGAAATGGTAGCACAACCTGGTACTACTAGAACGGTATTATTTAGAACAAGTTATGTAGATGTTTCACACTTTATACATGGTTACTTTGATAACAACATATTTAATGCTAAGTTTATAATTAATGGACAAAGTGCTAATGAAGTATATGGAGCAAACCATGTATTAGTTGATGGACTTATATTCCAGAACAATAGAAGTAATCTTACATCATTGGATGCTTGGAGTATTAGTAGACTTGGAGCTATGGCTAGTGATAAGTTGAATACTTACACTTATGTAAATAATACTGGTGGATTTGAATGTTCTAAACAAGTATTAAATGCAACTATTGCCGCAGGTGCAACATTAATTACGCCTGATTACAATGGTATGCTTACCGAAACTCTTGACAAAGTTGTTCAATCTTATAGATGGTCACAGAATGTTAGCACAGACCCTGAATCACCAAACTTTGCTGATACATTTGAATGTTACTTTACTAATATGCGAATGTTCATTATTGGATTGTATGATGCATCGGTTGATTTGGAAATTACCATATTACCTAACCCAGGTCCAGGTGGTAGTTGGTCAGGTGGTGTTTACTATGTTAATGCTAACGCAACATTTATTGCTGGTGCTGGTGTAGATTATAACTTTACTTGTGCACTTTCAACACCATCAACATTACTTGCACACTTAACAACAGAATCTAAATACATAGATGGTACTATTGACAATTCACATAGGTTCGTATTAGCTGACCTTGGTAAAGACCCATATTCTACAAGTGATGAATGGCAAATTAGAAACTTTATATTAGGTATTGGTCTTGGTTGGATTACTAGTTCTAATCCTAATATTTCACTACAATTTAGACAAGCTGATAAGAGAAACTAATTATTGAATTAGAGGTTATAAATGGATATTATAGAACAATGTAATTCATTCTTACAGAAATCATCTAATAGATATTGCAATACTATTCAAAGAGCAATTAAAGATTTAAGAGCTTATTCAGGTGATTTCTGGAACTCTAGTACAATAAAGAAGTATAAGAGAGGAAAGAAATTAAACTTATACTTAAATAACTGGAATCCAATGGTTAATGCTATTAGTTCACCTATTAGCAATTCACCTTGGCATATTGAATTGACTGACAATAATATGTCACAAATTCAAGAAATGATTGACCAAGTTGAAAGTGATACTGATAGTAAGTCTGCCATAATTGACGCATTTAGAAAGGCAGTATTGACTGGTTATGGTTTCTTAATTGTTACTACTATTCAAGATGAATTTACTGGTGAAGCTAAGATTGTATTGGAAAGTGCTAGTCACATTGATAGTATAGCACTTGACCCAAATTGTAATACAGTAGATGGAAGTGACGCAGAAGAAGGTGCAGTTGTTAATTATATTTCTCTTACTAAAGCAAAGAGATTATATGGTGATGATGTAGTTCCATTTGCTTATCCTGAAGTTGAATGTACTATTGCATTTAATCAACTTGACCAATGGGATTTACCTGAAGATAGTGTTGCAGTCATTTCTTATTATAGAAAGAACGAAAGGGGATTTGTTGATTTCTATAAGATTTGTGGTGATTTGGTTGTTCAACAAATTGAATTGCCAATTAAACACATTCCTATACTTAGACTTGCTGGTAATGAAATATTTGAGAAATCTAATATTAACTTTAATGGTATTGTTCAACAAACATTATCTTTGGAACTTGGTACAAATATTGCTTACTCTACAATGATTGAACGTGTAGGTAGAAGTGCTAAGGCTAACTACTTGATTCACGAAGATGCAATAATGCCAAAGAACTTAGCCGCTTGTAATGAAGATGATTCAATCGCCGTTACTTGGAAGGGTGAACATCAACCAGTACCATTGGTTGAATCCTTTGAAACTGGTGACTTACAGAATACTATTTCTACATGTAGAACATTGATTGAAGATACAATGGGTATTCCATTGACTGGTATTATTGACCAGAAAGAAAGAACAGCTACTGAAATTCTTAGACAAGAAGTTTCTAAAGAAAGTAATACAGCTAACTATTATAATAATGCCTACAAAGCTATGCGTACAATGGGTAGAATTATAATTGAACTATTGAATGGTGGAAATGATTTAAGATTTACACTAGAGAATGGACCAGCTATAATTACAAGACAAATGAAGCAAAGACAAGAACTTAATGCTTTAGCTACTATTATGCCAGATGAAATGAAACCAATTATTGCTAAGTATTTCGCTGATACTCTAAAGAATGATTTAGGTGATGATTTGTCAAGAAATATTGTAGCTAACTTACCACCTAATGTTAAGTTCGTAAGTGAAATTACAGACCCATCTGCTATTCATCAACTTAATCAAATGCAACTTGCTATGGAAGAAACTATGAAGCAACTTGAAGAAAGACAAGCTGAAGTTGAAGAATTGAGAAATCAATTAAATCAAACTCAAATGAGTATGTTGAATAATCGTGAACAGCGTGTACTTGATTTCAATAAGTTCCAAATTGCAGAACAAGATAAAGTTGCTCTTGAAATGGCTAAACTTGGTATTCAAGATGATAAGAATACAACTGATGCTATAATGAAACAACAGGAAATTAACATTAAAGCAGCTGAAACTGAAATGAAACAAGCGGAAGCTGAAACTGATGCTAAGATTGATGGTTATAATGAAGCATTAGATGATGTAGAGGAAGGATTAAATAATGTTGTTTGAAATATTAACAAGTAAGGGTTTATCCAATAATGCTTTGAAGTCCGGTGACAGAAGAGCTACCGAAAGGCAAACTGAATCCGACCACAAAGATTTATTGGATATTACCCAATTTCCTGAATATCCAATAATTGAAGCTATGCCACCAGGCATGGAGAAAGAACAAGCTATTAATGCTTTGACAGCTAAGGCTCAATTAATGGAGAAAGGCTATCCGAAGTATTGGGATGATGAATACCCAAGACGAACAATTAGCCAATCATCTAGCTGGGTAGGTAATACAACATATGACCCATATTCTAAGTTTATGACTGTACAGCTTGGTGATAAATCTTATGGTTATCCAAATAAAGACCCTGAAGATGTAGCTGATTTCTTGAATAGCCCAAGTTTGGGTAAATATTTAAATGAAAGATAATTTAACAAATCTTGAACAAGTGCACTAATTATTATAATGTAACAAGGTTACGGTGACCTTTACAAATTTAATAACACCGGTGAAGGAATGACAACCTTATATGCCAATGTCAACAGAACAAATTATGTCTTATCTTACTAAAGATGAAGATGTAAACAATGAAGTAACAGAAACTCCCAATTCAACAGAAGAATCATCAACCGAAGTTAAAGAAGAAGTTTCCAAATCTGAAGAAAGTAACGACAATTCTCCAGACAATGTTACAAAGGTAGAAGAAACTACCAATAATGTCGGTGAGTCCGAAACTAAAGAAACTAAAGGAAGTGATGAGCCTAAAGTTAATGAAGTTGAAGATGTTAAGAATACAAATGAAGTTAAGCAATCTGAAGACACAAATAAAGATAATCACACTAAGAAAGAACAAAGAGATTATGCTTTATTGAGATGGAAACAGAGAGCTAAAGAAGCTGAAGCCAAATATAAAGAAATTCAAGAAGCATGGGATAAGTACAAGAATCTTGAATTTAAAGACTTCAAGGATAAAGAAGGAAATCCAGATTATGGTGCATACACTAATTGGAAATTACAAGAACGTGATATGCAATATGAAATGGATAGACTTAAACAAGAACAACTTAATTATCAACTTGAACAAGATAGAATTGTAACGGAAAGATGTTTCCAAGGTCAGGAATTAGAGGATTACAATAATCTTGTAATTTCTAAAGCTCAAGCATTTGCTAGTGCTTTAAAGAAATATGATAAGAAAGGCTCCGTATTATCTTATATTGATACCGTAGCTGATTATCCTATTGTAGTTAGAGAACTAATGACTAAACCAAATGACTGGCTACCAAAGATATTTAGAACAAATAAATATTCCTCGGCTGTAGAAACTGATTCAGATAAATTAAAGTCAAATACAGCTAAAGTTGTTGAAGAAATTCTTGATGATTATTATTCTAAGAAGTCACAAGTTAATGTACAACCTAAAGAAGAAATAAAGGCTTCGGAAAGTGTTCCAAGACAACCAATACCTATTATTGGTAAGCAAACAACAAATAGTGGTGCAGGAAGTGAAGAGGATAGTTCTTACTTAACATCTATGGCCGCTATGAACAAATACCTAAGTAAACATAAACGAAGATAATAAATTACGGAGAATAAATTATGCCAAATGATATTAAAGTTAATAAGAAACGTGAACTCGTTGTAATGCGTTCTGCTGAAGCAGCTCCATACTTAACCGTTGGTGCTAAGAATTATTGTAAGGACCAGCTCGTTGGTAAGAGAAATGGTACATCTTACGATTTCGTCATTCGTGATAGCGGTGAATATGTAGAAGGTATGGATATTTCTGCAGTAGGTAGAGATACTATACAAGAAAGAGTTGTTACCAAGGATATTAAGGTTGGTAACGTAAAGGTCAATACTAATCTTATTGAGAAAGTAACTGACCTTAAATGGGATGAAGAAGTTGCTCAGCCTTATGGTGAGAAGCTCGTTAAAGGTCTTGTAGCTTCTGTATTGCAGGACGATATTGGTCGCCAGAACACCGCTTTCGTAGGTACTGGTTGGCTCCCATTGTTCAAGGCTTCTAACTACCTTGAATCTATTTCTAGTGAATCCCAGTATGCATTCGTAGACCCAATGATTGACTCAATCATGCAGTCTACAGGTAAGGCTTATTCACCTGCTGATGGTGTTGAACCAATTTACCAGAAAGGATTGAAGGGTAAGGTTGCTGAAGCTGAATTGAGAACTCAGCAAGGTTTGCCAACATTGGTTATTTCCGCTGAATTGGCTACTGAACTTGCTTCTGCTACAGTTAGTGCTTACACCCCAGGTGCTTCCGCTGATGTTATTACACTTTCCGGTGTAACTGAAACAATCCCAGCTGGTACACCATTGTTCATTGAAGGCGTTTATGCTACTGACTTGGTTGGTGTTAAGACTTCTAACTTGAAGGCTTTCATTGCCATTGAAGATGCAACTGCTGGTTCTGTAAAGGTTCGTCCAGTTGATATGACTAACAATGGTACTCGTGAAGTTAGTGATAAGGATGGTGCCCAGGTTACTGCAGGTTCTCTCGCAAGCAAGAAACTTGTTAATACCCTTAAAGAAGGTGTTTACTTTACCGGTATCTTCCGTGTTAAAGGTTCCTTTGAATTTGACACACTTCCTGAATTGGATTGGTCAAATGCTGAAGACCGTACAACCACTCCAAACGGAATTACTATGCACGAAGGTAGAGCCGTAGATGTATTCGGTGGTACTAATAAGACCCGTTGGTGCATTGCCGCCCTTGCTGGTATTATTGAACCACGTGGTGCAACTTATGTTTGTATCAAGGATGCAACTGCTAACCTCGTTTCTATGTAATTTAGTTACAGACAAGGAAGAAACAAATAGACCCTGGCCTATCCAGGGTCTTTATTTATTATATACTTACTTTATTTGGATTGAATATATTAGTGTATAAGTCTTGGTTATTATCTAGCCATCGTTCGTTTAAGTATTTGTATTGATATTCTATTATTTCATCATAGTGCTTATCACATTCTTTCATAATATATTCTATTTGCTTTGCAGTAGCATTTACAGGCACTTTCTGTAATGGGTGAGCAAATGTATAAGGACTATCTTCAAAGTCACTACAAAGGCATACACGGCCAACTGCACAACATTCTAAATACTTCAAATCACTCTTACATTTATTAAAGAAGTTATTAGCAAGTGGAGCTATTACAAACTTATTCCTACTTGCAATTCCATAGAAGTTATGTGAATAATCTAACATATTAGTCCAACCATAGTTATTTGTAGAATTAATAAACCAAGGTGGCAAACCCATAGTATTAACAACTTTACCTTGTAAGAACTTATCCCATTCAATAGTAAAGTCACCGTAATTCTTCTTAGAATTATCATAATGCGTTGGTGAGCCTGCATATAAGAAGCTATCGGTAGTTGGTCTAGCTAGTCTTGGATAGTTCCATTTCCATCTTGGTAACATATTTGGAATAACCAAAATCTTAGATGGATTTACATACTTAGCTAATGATTCTTTAATTGGAACTGTAGAAACAATAATTACATCAGCTAATTCATCTAGTCCATTCTTAATTGATTCAAGATTATCTTGCCAATTATTAGGACAAAGGTTATACTTAGGTAATGGTTCCCAGATAATATCATCAAAGTCTACAACCCATTTGGTATTAGTCTTTCTCTTTAAGTTTAGAAGTGTTTCCATATTCTTAGTACCTACAGCTCTTTGTGTAAAGTAGTATTGATTATATGTGTACATAAACTTACTTGGTGGACACAACATAATTTCATAATTTGGATTCATTCTAAGTAGTTCACTTATGTTAATTATACGATAGAAACCACAGGCTGAATTATCCATTGGTACACAATTAATTGAAATCTTTGTCATTTATATTCCTCACTTTATGGTCATTATATTCGTCA